ACAGAGTTCACAGATATTTTGTGTTTGTGATTAATACTTTGCGGCTTTGCGCCTTTGCGGGATGAAAGGTATCTGTGTCTAAAATGCAGGCCGTCTCCTTACAAGACGGCCCGCTAAAAGGAGTTCCCGCCCGTCTGACCGGGCGTGCATTATGAAAAGCTTGTTAAGATAAGATTATGCCGGTTCGATTGACTGCAATTCACAATCTTCCAAAGTAATTGCATGGCCATCCGTGCATGACCTGGCTGATTCCAGGTCCCATACTGCTATTACCTGTCTGTTGGCAACTGTACCATTATCATCGGTTAATACCGCATACCTGGCACCGTCACCGGAATCAGGAATCGAGCCACCGCTGGCCGTCCAGACGATATCCTTTACCTGCACTAATGCCTTATCACCTGAATCATCTTCGGTTAGAACATCAAAGTCCGTATCGTTCGGCGTGAGCTGGTAGCCGCCATCGGTATATCCGTTGCCGGTTGCTATCTGGGTAAGCTGCCCTAATGTATTTATATCAACCGTCGGCTCAACTGCATCCGTTACCAAAGCCACGTAAAAATTAGTCGGCAGGGCCACTCTTGGAAATGGCCAGCCGAGTAGTAAATATTTTCCCCTGTTTGTCCAAAGCATATTTTATTCTCCTTATTAAGTTATAACTACTGTCGGGTCAACTCCGCTTAGAGCTATTTCCGCCGGTTCCGGGATTACCGGTACAATTACTGTCGGATTAACTCCGCTTACAGCTATCTTCGCCGGTTCCGGTATAATCGGTACAATTACTGTCGGATCAACTCCGCTTACAGCTATCTTGGCAATTGTCGGCTCATCGTCATATTCCGGTTCGTCAACTATACTGTCCCAGCTTGTTGACGGCGGTGCGGCATATAAAGAATTCTTCATACCGTATATATCTTCCATGACATCGAGGGTAACCACGCCGTCGGCAAGCCTTCCGTAATGCGGAGTCACTACCCGAATAATCATGGAAACAATACCTCGCGGTGTATATGATAATTTAAATACATCGCCGCGATTCAAATGAGACATTGTCCGCTTGCATTTTAATGTCATCATCGCAGGAAAGGATGATATCTGATGCTGGTCCCGTGCCCCAAGCCGTCCCGCCAGGTCGTCATCGACAACGGAGGTATAACTTACCTCGTTCGGAATGAGCCTTTCGTTCTGCGAGCCGATAAGACCCATATCGTGACTCGCAATTGTAACAGGCAGGTTATCAATCATGTTCCAGTACTTTACATAAGTCACGTCCGGCACCTTGTGAATTGCCCCGCGTGTAAAATCGCTTATCTCGACAATATCGTTCTCGTCGAACTCCTCCAAATCGTCAATAACATAATCATCTCGAATAAGTTTTATAGCCGTTTCTCCAGTGGAATGATCCTCACGAATCACGGCGTTTATGTGACGTTCTATATCCTTTACATGGTCATCTAAAGGCTGGTCAGATTCCCATTTAGTACAAATGCCGAACCCCTCCCCATATAATACATCCGCTGCCGCCTGCCATACGGTATCATCAAGCAGATCCGCCGGTGTGCATAATCCCCATTCCGTATTGGTATAAATTTCGTGAAGCCAGTGTACAGGATTTATCCTGTACCCGTTTATTGTCGCCTTGGCCTGGTACCATTGGTCCTCGCCGGTCGTTAAATGCTCCGTCCGCTTAAGAAGATATTTCCAGGGCTGTAAAGACGATGACAGTCCGATATAAGGCTGTCTTAAAATCGCAGTTGTCAGGCCGCGGTTCGCAGAAATATACGAACCTAACTGACTTTCAAGATAATCATTCAACGCCTGGTCAGGCAAACCGTATTGAAAATCCACCGTCCCTGTAATACCGCCGCCGCCGGTTATGTTCGCATTATTTTCATGGACGCCGCCGTATAATTCCGGCAGACTAATTACAGCCGAGGCGGCCGCATCGGCATTGAGCGAGTATTTATTTTCGCTGTCGGGCCAGATTACAAGGTCGCCGACCTTTATTTGTACAACCCCGTCACAGAAACCCTGTGCAAGAATATGTAAAGCTCCATAATAATAACGATTTAGATATACATATTGACCGTCGGAATCGGATAACCTGACGCCTATGCTTTCTGTTTTTATATCGCCGAACCAGCCGATTACCGGTGCTTCCTGCCAGCATGTACCGGCTATTATAGCAAATTTAGTCCCCTCTTTTATTTCAGGAATATCAAAAGTGTCCGGATCATACCTGATGTCCTTCGGACCCTTTTTGGCAAGAGCAGAAATGCCATAGGATATACCTGTTACTATGGCTATATTGACAACAAACCAAAAAATCGCTGTCCACATAATTAAAACCTTTAGTATATTAAATTTCCGGTGTACGGATTCTTTACCGGCAAAAATTCCTGACCGCCGTAATTCGGCCAATTTTCAAACTTATCGCGGCAGCAGCCCGGAGTATGAGCGCATCCCGGATAAGCAGAAAAAGGATCATCTGCAACAACATCGGAACCGAACGGCCTGTTGATTGTAATTGTATCGCCAACCTGGGCTATAATATTCCTGCTGGCGGTGCCTACTATAATTTCTCCGCCCGCTCCAAAAGTATATGTGTCCATTGTATTATCGGCGGCAATCATTTCTATCTCATTTACTATTAATGTTGACGTGCCGCCCCATGTATCATAAACCCATATGCGGTAATAGGTATAGGCATTGTCATTATCAAGTATAACACCTATCCACTCGGCTGGATCAATTATTAAATCAACCAGGGTATCACTGCCGCCCTGGCCGGCATAATAATGACAATTGCCGAACCACTGCATGACCGGAATTGTTGTCCAGTCGGAGCCGTTATTACTACCGGCAACGCGGAAATGTTTCATATTAGTTTCGCCAACATCATAACCAGGTGAATGACTGTGAAGCCTGACACATGGCCGAATCCTGATTTTTTTAATTGTCTGTGACGATGTCCACTGACACGTTATCCAGTTGTCGGTATAGCTCAAAGCCGACCAGCCGGACCGAATAGAATTGTCAAAGGCATAAGAAGGCGTTCCGAGATTTGCCGCGTATATACAGCCGTCCAGTCCGGTCAGGTCGCCGTAAACCTCCGGTTCGGGAATATCGGCATCGCCGAACTCCGATGATGTAATAGTCACACCGTCAATAGAATCTATGGTGCCTGTAATTTTATAATCTTCTTTATCAAGCCCGCAGCGATACCCATATAATTTATGTCCGCACAATCTCATACACCGCCGCCTGCCGCCGACAGATGGCAGATCGGAACTTCGCGGTTCGAACTTACATACCGGGGCACCTATTTTATTAAACTTTACACTTGTAAGAAAACCCCTGAAATCCGTCTCAAAAAAACCGCCGTGACCTCTATATTTAATTAAGGTAACCTCCTCCTCCGGGGTGCCTGCAATGCATATTATTCCGAATGGATGATTTATCGGAAGTTCCAGGTCAATACCATCTTTGGGAATCTCACCGGTCTGCTCAAGCTCGCTGCATTTACATGGCTCATATTCGTAAGTATCACCGAGATATTCGTAATCGGCACCGCATGAAGTCAGACGCCAGTGAGTATCGCCCATAGCTATATCGAACAGCTCTACCGGCTGGCCATCTGCATCAGATTGTTCGTATGCATCGTATGTCATTATTTATCCCATTCCGGTAGTTATAAATAAAATAGTATGATCGGCCTGTATATTTTCCAGGGTATATAGAGTAGGATTGTCATATTCCAAATATACGAATTCACCTTCATCAATTTTATAAGCAATCAAATCTTCCCCCGGATTTGTTACGGTAAATCCAAGATCAGAACCTTCCTCTACCGGAATTGAACCTGTCGGATCTAATGTAGCACCATGACCCATGTAATCAATCAACGATGCCGTTATAGTATAACCTGTAGGCAGATCAACCGGCGCCGGTTCCGGCACGGCCATTAAACTCAAATTGCAGTAATGTTTATTCGGCACGAGATGATTGATCTCTACATTATCAGAAGCCATCCGGCAGCAATCGAGAAAACTTATCATACATTCATCGACTTCAACCTCAACTCCAAGACTCGAATCTATTGTTACAGTCTCTTCATCTTCGCCGGCCTCCGCTATTTCAGTTATCTCGCGGGTCAAAATACTGTTATCAGGGAACTTAAAGGCAAGATGAGTTCGCAAGTCGTTAAGGCCCATATTATCGGTTAATTTAATATTCTCAATTGAAACGGATGTATCAGACGAGCCGATTGTCGCATACTGAGTCAAATCCTTTTTGAACGTGGGTACCCAGATACATTTCTGCCTGCCGTAAAGAGAGTGAAGAAACAATCTGAAATTCCACATGGCCTCTTTGGTTTCATTAACAAATCCCCAGCTCTGCAGATTAAGATTAAATTCACTATCTGAAATGAAATTGAAATCGCCGCTTTCATAATCCTGGACGAAACTGTCACTGTCGATTGACGATTCCTTTCGCGAGCCGCTTAATTGCTTGGAGCCGGCCAACAGTACAGGTAAATCATTATAAGTCTGCTCAGGCTCAAAACCGGTTAATAATACATTATCCTTTACTAAAAAACTTACCTGTACCGGGCCGTAACTCGCTACCGGATTTGACATCCGGGCCGGATTATTCATCTGGGCTATTCGCAGGGGCATTATGAATTTTGTACCTGTAAAATTATTCACTACGGGCGAGGCAAGATTGAGAACGGTGGTTTCAACCGTATCAATTTCGACAACTTCATATTCCGTCAATGACTTCCAGATTATAGCCAGTGACGAATCCCTGTAATCTGCGAATCTCGTATCAAATGTTATAGTTTCTTCATCGGTTTCAATTTCCGCTGTATGTATTTCTTTTTCAAACCATACCGGCAGGCCATAATAACGTTTCGACCAGCCGTGCATTAGAGCTGCAAACCGAGACTGCTCTTTCTCCGTCTTTAACGGGACATTATAAACAAAACCCTGCCTCGGTATTGGCCGAACCGAAATCGCCTGCTCTGAGCCGATACCATCGGCCGGTCTTATTATGTCCGTCAGCCAGCTTAGAGATTCTTTAATATCCACTAAAGGGGCAAAGGGAAAAACCTCGAAAGTTATACCGTTAAATTCCATTATATTATTTAGACACTGATTTTCAGCTTATGCCTGACGGCTGATGGCTGATATTATTTATACTAAAGCATTTCTATTTCTTGCAACGTGCCTGATTATTACTTTCTCTCCTTCGGCGGAATTCATAGCCTCAATAGCTGCCTGGCGATCATCGTAAACCATAATGATCTTGACATTAGTCCCTGCCTCAACTGAGCCTGTTTTATCTCTCGGTATTACCCGCTCACCTTTTTGCAGAATGGCCGGAACCTCATCGGAGCCGAGATGCAGTCGCGGAGCGTTGGCAAACGTACCAAACGGTACAGGTTTTCTTACTCCATCGGTGCCGACAATACCACCGCCGTGAAGGAAATAAGGATTGCCACCGCCCGCCGCCGTACCGCCGGCTGTTATCATACCCCCGCCGCCAAACAAACCGCCAATCCCGCTGGCTATACCACTAATCAACGGCTGGAATAAATTTGTCTGTAATTGAGCAGCTGCCATTTTATTGAGAGTATCGACAAAACTTGTTAGCAGACTCGCACCCCAGGAATCCCAGTCAGCTTTACCGTTTATCATAAAATCGGTCATAGTTGTAGCCAGAGAATCAAGTCCGCGAGCGTAATCTTCAGATAATTTATCCCATACATTGTCGCCGGAATATGATTCAACCCACATTTCAATTGCATTTTTTCTTTTCTCGTTTTCTTCATTATGCTTTTTAGTAATCTTCTCTTCGATTTCAATCAATTTATTAGCTTTCCACTGTGTCGCAGTTACTGCATCAGTTCCTGCATCAATGAATTTCTTGACCTGATCTTCGAGTAAAAGATTCGTAGCTTGCCAGTATTGATCTCCATACATACCCATATCTTCATACATTCGAGATACTATTTTCGCATTCCCTAAAGCTGTTTCTTCTCGCTTTTTACGTTCTTCATCGAGTATTTTATTGACCTCAACAAGCTGGGCACGTGCCCGCTCGTTAGTTGCCGCACTACCACCATCGGTCCCTACTGAGTTGAGATTGTCAGATATTGCTTTAGTCTGTCCTAAACGCAATTCGTCAAAAAATCTTTGAACTTCATTGATTTGCTTTGCATTTGCAGCTCTTACATCTAATCCTTTTTGAATAAATAAATTCCTTGCTTGTTCCCATGTTTCAGCCCCTTCAATATTTGGCTTTATCGTAACTTTAATTTTCCCGGCCACTTTATTAAATTTGTCAAATATTGTATATACTTCCATTACTGTTGCGGCTAAATCATAATAATATCCCTTTAAATCGTTTACGAAATCACCTGATTTTACAATTGCCAATGATACCGCTTCGAAGGCATTAACTATTTTCGTTCCTGCACCTTCTCCCGCAGTAGCCATATCTACAAACTTATCTGAAGCCGCTTCGATATACGGAGCAAGTTCGATAGTAGTGGTTCTAAACAGTCCGGTAATTACTGACTTTGTTCTTGTAAGAGCATCGTTGGCAGCTTCGACCTTTGCTGCATCGATCCTGTCGAAAGTCAGCCCGAGTTTCTCTGCTTCATTGCGAAAATCCTCTATCCCGGCCGAACCTTCTGCAAATAGATTAAGCAATGCTTGTCCCGATCTGCCGAAAAGATAATTTGCCGCCGCCGCTTTTTCCGATTGAGTTGATAATCTGTCGATTTGATCAGCAACTCTTTTGAA